GCCGGCCTGCAGCGAGACGACGATGTCGGTGATCTGCGCCGGCACGCCGCGCATTGCTGCCGCTGTCTGCGCCGCGGACATCCCGAGCCCGCGCATGGCAGGATCGGTCTTGCGCAGTTGGGCGATGAGGGTTTCGGCTTCCTTGCTGACGCCAAGCTGCGCGGCGCGGTAGGCCAGCAGGCTGGACGAGTCCATCCCCTTGGTGGCGACCTGCTCGCGCAAGCTGGCCAGGAACGTTTGCTGCGCGGCGGCCTGGTTGCGCACCGCTGCCGCCTGCTCGCGCGCGAGCGCCGTCGCCTTGGCGTCCTCGGCGGCCTTGGCAGCCACGGCCGCCTTGATGTTCTGCAGCTGCAGGATCAGCGGGCCGGCTTCTGCGGCAACACCCGCCTCGGCCGCGCGGTAGCGCATGAGCGCCGCCTCACCAAGGGACGCCGTCGCGATCTGCTCGCGCAGCTTCTCGATGAAGGCGGAACTCGCCGCCGGCGCGATGGGAGGCTGCGAGGACAGCGCCTGCTGCTTGGCCCGCACCGCGTCCAGTTGCTCGAGGTACGGTTTCAGGGCGTCGGTGTTGATGCCCCGCTGCGAGGCAAGCGCCTCGAAGTACTTCGCGCTGGAGCGCCCGCCCGCCTCCAGCATCGCCGTCGTGCGCTGGATCGACGCGATCATGCTCGCGGTGCCGCGGTCGATCTTGGCCGAGGCCTGGCCGGCGCCGTCGCCCATCCCCTGCAGGGCATCGGCCGCAACCTTCGCCTGGGTGGACGCCGTCGCGCCGAGGTCGGCGAGCGACTTCTTCGCCCTGCCGACGCCGGCCTCGACGCCCGAGGCATCGGCGGCGATCTCTAGTTGTGCTTTGAGGTCGGCCATTCGCCAGTCCAGAAGGGTTGTTTCACTTGGGCTTGCGCATCTCTTCGAGCGCCGCGTCTTCCATCAGCTGCAGGTCGTCGCAGATGGCCGGCCAGTCCTCGGGCTTGATCCCGAAGCGCAGGCGGGCTTCCGGGAAGACCTCGTAGCGCAGGCCCACCGGACCGCCGGGCCCGTAGTTCCACTGGCTCATCAGCCACCGGAACACCATGCACGTCTGCCAGTTGTCCGGCCAGACGTACGCGGTGAACTGATCGCCGAAGTCCTCGAGCGTGAGCCCGTTCGCGTGGAGATCCGCCGCCGTCGGCTCCTGCACATACAGGCAGGCCGCGGCGGCCGTCAGTTTTTTGCCCGGGCCTTGGTCAGCTCGTCGAGGTAGGCGTCCTGCACGGACTTGCCCGCCGTCATGTAGTTCTGAAGGAGCACCGACACGTTGTCGCGCGTGAATGCGTCCTCCAACTCCCATCCGACGGCGCAGTCCATGATCGTGTCCTCGTACAAGCGGCCCTCGCACTCCTGCATGAACTTCAGGAGTTCCTCGCGGGTGCGATGCTTGAACGTGAACTCGACCTCGGCGTCCGCGCCGCCGGCCACGGCGATCGCCACCTTCGCTTTGAAGGTGGGATCGGCTTTCAGCTTGAGCGTGCCCATTACGAGGAGTAGCGGGTGGAGACTTGGTTCATCAGCGAGAACGTCGCGACGACCTGCTGGTTCTGGTTCGCCGTGAAGCTGGGCTCGCCGTCGTAGGAGACCTCGACCGACCAGTAGATCTTTGCGCCGTTGGGCAGCGTGGCGCGCAGCACGCGGGTGGTGCCGTCCTCATCAGCGTCCAGCAGCGCCTGGTGCCAGGCCAGCGAGGCGTCGTAGTCGCCGGTCCACTGCAGCGAGCGGGCGTTCTTGAACGTCTTGCGCTGACGCTGCTTGCCGTCTTCCAGGTAGACCCACTGGAAGTACTGCTGCTCGCCGCCGCTGGACTGCGTGTTGGTGGTCTGCGAGAGCGAGACGAAGTCGGTCATCGCGGTCGCGGAGCCAACGCCGAAGCCGCTCGGGTAGATGGTCGTGCTGGTGGTGTCGATGCCTTCGAGGTTGAAGGCGTTGGTCACCGAGCCCGAGACGCGGACCACGCGCTGATCAAGCCGGGTAGACGCCAGGCTCAGAAGCAGGATGTCGCCATCGGCCAGGCCGTGGCTGGTGGACGTCGCCACGCCGGGGTCGGCGTTGGTGATCGCCGAGATGGTTTTGGCGGCGCCGCTCGCCGTCGAGAGGGCGAAGACGGTGCCGTTCGGGAATGAGGAAGCCATGGCTCTTTACCTTTCACAAAAGAAAAACCGCCCAGAAGGCGGTCTGTTGAAAAGCCCGGTGCGGGCCGATGAAAGACCCGCGCGAGCAGGCCGGGTTGAAAAATCAGTCGTAGCTGATGCTGAAATCCTGGCGGGTGCCGTACAGCTGCGTGTCTTCCTCGTAGTCGGCTGTCATCGCGCCGAGGACGAACGCGCGCAGGGTGGTACTGGTCACCATGGCCGCTTCCGCTGACCGGGCCAGCGCCGCCGCGGCCACGCGGGTGGTCGCCCAGCACGCCACCTGAATGCGCGCGTTGCGCAGGCTCGGCATCGTCCCCTCGAGGAAGTTCGTCGCCGCACCGCCGACCTGCTGCCACACGATGTAGGGCTTCACCGCGCTGGCGGGCGCCACGTCGGGGTAGCAGCGGTTCGCCACCAGGCCCTTGAGCGCGTCGAAGACGTCGGATTCCAGGCTCATGCTGCGACTCCAGCAAGCGCGCGGCGGGTGCTCTCGATCCACGCATCTCGGGCGGTTTTCAGCGCCGCTTGAATCTTTGCGTCGTAAGCTGGGCGTAGAAACGGACGGGCGGCTTTGCGACTCGTGCCGAACTCAGCCATCGAGAGTGGGTCCCGCCGGCCTTTCTCGACCAAATGGCCGTGCGGCGCTTTGCGGGCGTTCCATGAGATGTGGTAGGTCGCGCGCGCCTCGCTGCTGTTGTCTTTGCTGAAGACCTGATAGATCGAGGACTTCAGCAGGCCCGACCGGACTGGCACGCGGGCGAGGACCTCTTCATACAGGACTTGGGCACCGGCCTGTGCCGCCGGCCGGACCTCCGCGGCGGCCTCGCCGATCGCGTCCAGCTTGGCCAGGGCCGCGTCGGCATCGAACTTGATCGAGAACGCGCTCACGACAACACCTCGCAGGCCAGATCGACGTGCCGTTTGCCAACCAGATCCGGCAGGACCGCCTCGATCCGGTAGACCGTGGAGCCGTGCAGCACCCGCATGGCGTTGGTCACGCCGGTGCGGTAGCCGATGCGAACCGACACCCGCGCCTTGGCGGTCTCCGCGTCGGCCTTGATCGTCTCCACCCCGTTGAGATAGCGCACGTTCGCGTAGACCGTCGCCACGTCCGACCAGGTCAGAAGCGGCTGGCCGGCGGCGTCCTGCGTGCTCGAGGGCTGCTGGATCACCACCCGGCGGTTGCGTGCGCGCGTGTCCATGATCAGTCGTAGACCTTCACCAGGTCGAGCAGCGAGTCGCGGGCCCGCTCCTTCATGGCGCGCTCGGCCGGCGAGTGCGGGTTCAGCGGCGACTCCATCTCGATGTGCAGCAGCAGGGCGGCCTTCACCGCCTTGGGCGCCGTGGTGTAGCCGGTCACGAAGCGGATCCGCAAGGCATCCGCCACTTCCTGGGTGCTGGGCCAAGTCGCGCCGTAGGCCAGCGAGATCCGCTGGCTGTTCCCGTAGGCGCTCAGGGCGTAGTCGCCAGAAGCCAGCGTCTGCTCGGCCCCGGCGGTGTCCGTGTACTTGATATGGGTGATGGTCGCCACCGGAGGCATCGGCAGATCGATGAAGTCGTCGGCCGGGAAGGCGTCCAGCGCCGCCTCAAGGGTCTGCGCCGCCAGGGCCCGGCCGGTGTAGTGCTCGGCGAACTCGCGCGCGGCGGTGATCAGGGCCGTCAGCACAGTGTCGTGCGAGGTGTCGTCGGAGTCGACCTTGCACTGCAGGCGGGCTTCCGCCAGCGTGACCGGCTCGGTGGTGACGGCGGTGACGACTTTGTATTTCATGTGCGCGTCCTATGCAAAACGCCCTCCGAAGAGGGCGCTTCACGCAGTGGCCTGGGATCAGGCCGGCGGGTTGGCGGTAGGCTTAAGCTGGGCTTCCAGCACGCAAACGGCAGCCAGCAGCGATGCGGTGGCGTTGTTTGCCGGGGTGATGGTCAGGCGCGTGTAGCGCTTGAT